ACAAAAAGAGTTACTCTCTGTTGTAATCTCTTGAGTATTCTCTGTAGTACTCTCTGTAAGATNAGGGCAATTTGACCCGTTCGATGAGGTCATTTTGGTAGTGTTCGANCGTTTCATTTTGCGCTTATCGATAAGGTCATTTTGACCTGTTCGAGAGGCTTCGGCTGAACTGTTCGATGAGTTCAATTTGACCTCATCGGATAACAACGCATGNTCATAATTTATAGAGTAATAATTAGTACGGTCATGCGTGCGCTTATTAATTTGCTCAATATTTAATACNCCTAATTTCTTTAAATTATTAAATGCACGTTTAATTGTGGATTCAGAAAAATACGGGAACTGTTCACGCCATTCTTCAATAGTGTTATAGACCCAGCGCCTACCATCATGATCAACACCTGACGAGGTTTCAGATAGCCANTATTGAACTTGCTGAAGCAATAGAGCCTCATTCAAGCCCAAACGNACCGCCAGCTCTGGTATAACGATTTGAGGGCGTGTTTTAAGTAGTAACAGGCTGCTCATTCCATCACCCTTGTGAATTCATCTTTAAATTTGTATAACGGGGCGAAGCATTCATGCTCATAGCCATCACGCAGGTATATGACCCTCTTCTTTTCACGGTCATAACGAACAACACGGACAGGAATGCCGCGCTTGTCGAGATAAATGCGATTGAGATTATTTGGATCTTCATCAGTCATGTGCCTCGCCTTTGCTGTTGAAGTAAAATTGAGCCCAATCGTTTCTCAACTCAGCGATATCTACCAATTGCTGCTCAGTCTGGTAGTTGCCCCAAGCATCTGCTGAAGTTATGATTTCTACATATTGAAACGGACCACTTTTAGAAGCTGGTAAGCAGCGGAATTGCTTTTTAGCTCTGATTTGGTTTAAACTGCTCATGCTAATTACTCCACAAATGTTTTTAGCGACCCCGACGCCCGGACCGCATATCTGGGCGTCACCCTTTCTGGCTATGCTCATCATTGTTTAATCCCATAAACGCTTTCTAAAGAACCAACAAACCCAAGCGCATAAGCAAAGACTTTCTCCATTTTTCTGTAGATAGCCTTAGTTTCATCAGGTGTTAGAACGCCATCAGAGATGCTGTCTTTGATTAAGACGCTTAACGCCCCTTGCATTGCGCCCAAGCGCATTTGAATATCGAACAATTCAACTTTGTCTAAGCTTTCAGCTTCAATTTTTACTGACGGGGTAATCCCGTGGCGTTCCATGTGATAAGCCACCAGCAACTTAGTGCCTGATAACTCTTCAATCGCTTCCAGCTCATCAATCTCAAAGAAACGACATCCGTTTTTCTCATACAGCTTGTTGTTGAACGTTGTTTCAGATATCCCCAAAGCACCCGCCATCGCTGAACGACCACCCGGGAATGCCTTACACATCTCTTTCACAACTTCTTTTAGTGTTTGTTTGCACATATCTACAATTCCGTTGTTTTGTTTGTAGTTAACTCTGTTAGTTGGTTTTGGTACTTTTTAGTAAAGCGATGGATTAAATTTAAGTCTGCCTTTCGTTCTGTAATCAGCTTCAATGGCTCTACTTTTTGGTATCAATTGGTTTGGTCTTTTTTTCCATTGATAAAAAGCCTCTGGACTGATTTCGAAGAAATTTGCTGCCTTAATTCCGCTTCCAAAGTATTTTTCAACTTGATCTGTAGTCATATAACCCCCTTAACCCGAAGAATACTTAGATATTAAAGCCGAATTTTATGTTGGTCAATAAAAAATAAGATAACTTAGGTTTTAATGACTAATTGGAGATGTAATGGAGACTGTAGGAGAGCGGATTAAAAAAATGAGGAAAATATCTAAAACATCCCAGAAGGATTTAGGGGCGTTTTGTGGTGTTTCCGATGTGGCAGTTGGATACTGGGAAAGAGATCTTAACTTACCCAATGGCGATGCATTGATTAAATTAGCTAAATTCTTTAATACATCAGAGTCTTACATTCTGTATGGAATTCCAACTAGGGAATCTGATTCTGTAGTAACAACAATACAAAGAATCCCTGTTCTATCATATGTTCAAGCTGGGATGTTTACTGATTACCCACCAGAAGAAATTTTTAATGAAGATCTTGAATATGTTGAAACTAGTATAAAGGTTTCTCCAAAAGCATTTTCATTAATAGTAAAGGGCGACTCAATGACCAACCCTCTAGGTATGCCGTCAATACCAGAGGGTGCCCATATTATTGTAGACCCTAGCGTAGAGCCTATTAGCGGTAAATTTGTCGTTGCTAGGCTATCCGGTTCAAACGAAGTAACCGTTAAAAAGCTTGTTATTGATGGCCCAAGCAAGTTTTTATTACCTTTAAATCCTCGCTACCCAAGCATTCCCATCAATGGGAACTGTGAAATCGTTGGCGTTGTTAGAAGTGTTCAGTTCGAACTCTAACCCTTCCAAATAAAAACTCTAAGATTATTTAGATTTTGTATTGACACACTCCCTAAGCTGGATTAGATTTATATCGAAGACAACTTAGGAGGTGGTCATGCACACAAAACCAATCGTTACTTTTAACAACCCAATGTCCGCAGATGAAATTCATGCGTGGATTTTGGAGAAAGCTGCTGCACTTAAAAAACTTGAAAGCCTTAACGCTGCCTACGCAGAACTCAAAGAAAAGCTGGTAAGAATCGAAGATGATATTTACGAGCAAACTGAGATCTGCAATGCGGGTCTAGGCCTACCAGCAACCAACTAATCAACTATGTGGAGTAATTAGTGGAATGCTTATTTTAACCCGTCGTGCCGGTGAAACCGTTGTTATTGGTGATGATGTCAAAGTCACTGTTTTGGGAATCAAAGGATGCCAAGTGCGGATTGGTATCGAAGCACCAAAAAATACAAGTATTCACCGCGAAGAAATTTATCTTCGGATCCAAGCTGAAAATAATAATGCCGTTGCTAGTTAGTAATTATTGATAATTTTTGGCGGTGCCATGCCGCCTCTTTTTTCTAAATATAAATAAGACCATTGGCGTCAGTCCATACGGGTAAATATGTGCTTAATTACTGTCAGTGGTCTTATTTATATTGTGGAGTTAATTATTATGCGGAGATTAGCAAATGAAACGTTTTCCAATTACTAGCTGTGTTATTTTTAAAGCTGAATTGCCCAGCGCCGAAGTTCTAGAAAATCATTTAAAAGAATTACCTTTTGTTGATATTTTAGAATCCCACTCTATTAGCTATGGTTTTATTCCAAATAAAATCACTGGAGAATTGGTTACACCAATTGAAGGTGGGTATATCATTCAACTTCGTATCGATGAAAAGATACTTCCTAAATCGGCTATTGCCTTTGAGGTTAATAAAAGAATTGAGAAACTAAAAGAGCAAGGTATTGATGACTACATTGAAAACGAAATAAAGTATATCGCAATAGAGGAAATGCTTAAAGTTGCCTTAACAAAAACTAAAGTTATTACCGCACTTTATCACATAGAAAAAGGCTTTCTTATCGTATCAACTACACGCAAGCCTGAGCACCAAGCTCTTGTTAGATGCTTAATAAAGGCTTGTGGATCAGTAAAAACTGAAACAATCCATGTTGATGATGCTAAAAACGGCATAACAACACGCCTAATTAATTACATAAATAATGAGCCATCATCTGATTGCTTTGGTGGGAAACTATTTCCTTGTAACTTTTTCTTATTGCAAAGAAAGGTTGAGAAGAAATTAGAATCTGTTAAATACGATGCAGAACTGCACTATGTTCAACGTGAACTAAGCCAGAGTTTATCAAATGGTTTTCGCGTTAGCTTGATGGAATTAGCCACCCTTGATGTTGTTTTCAAATTAAGTGATAGCTTCGAGTTCAAGGGAATAAAACCAATTAACGAAATTGACTGTGATGGTGATAGATCCTTCCGCCATCGGCATATAAATTCTGTATTTATGTTTCACATGGTCAATACCATTGAGCTATTAATTGAATTATTAAAATATAAAGAAAAAACAGAATAACTATTTAGCCAACATCTAGGCATTTAATTCTCTTTATTAAGAGATGGACTCTTATTATCTAAATTTTGTGGAGTAATAAATTATGCAAATTAATCAAATTGGATTAATTTCCGCTATTTCAACTGAGCTGGAAAACCAAATATCCGGCATCCCTGCTGAACCTCGTTATATGAATGCCATTATTAATGCCGCTAATTTGATTTGTGATGAATTCAAAAAGCCTATTGCCAAAGCATCCAGTGGAATGGGTCTTACTGCTTGGTTAGCGAGTGATGATACTGGAGCTAGTTCAAAATACATGGCTTCTATTCTTTCAGGTCAGTTTAGTGTTTCTCATAACTATCCTTGGGATCCGTCTGATTTGGGGCGCTGCATTCGATTACTGGAAGCGGTGCCTGAGTTAGAAAGTGAATTACACAAAATGAAAGCCTGTTCACCGCAATGGGCTGCCGTAGTGGATAACTGGGATAAATGGAAGGGGCTTCATAAAGCAGGTGAAGGTAAAAAGCTTTATCAAGAAATGAAGTCTACCTATAACTCGATTGAAGCAAACAAAGGTATTTAATTATGTCTTATATCTCAACGTTCACTGGCAAGCATTTCGATTTTGTTAATATCTGTGCAGAAGATATTTCTATCGAAGATATTGCACAGGGTTTATCTAACGAATGTCGCTTTGCTGGTCAAATTGACTCTTTCTATTCTGTGGCTCAACACTCTGTTTATGTTAGCCAGCTTGTACCGCCTGAGTACGCGTTAGAAGCATTACTACATGATGCCGCTGAGGCTTATTGCCGTGACCTGCCAACGCCATTAAAAGTATTGCTGCCGGAATACAAAGCAATCGAAAAGAATATTCAGTCTGTTATTTGCAATAAATGGAACTTGCCAACAGTGATTAGTGACGTTGTTCACTATGCTGACCTGACAATGCTTGCAACAGAACGCCGTGATTTAGATGTGGATGGTGATAACCAATGGCCAATTTTAGAGGGGATTCCCGCCAGTTATTTAATCAATGTAAACCCATTGCTACCCATCCAAGCGCGAGCCATGTTTATTCATCGCTATAACCAGCTGACTGGAATTACCCCTGAATTCGATGCTGATTTAAAGCTAGATGAAATTCACGGGTACGGCGCTTACGGGAAAATCTTCAACGATAAGAAAAAACGATTCTACGATGGAGCTTCTATTCAAACATCACGAGTAATCAATATCGATACTTATCTTGCTGATGGATATATCCAGACAGTTAATTCAGTTTACAGAATTGTTGTGTGAGGTGAATACATGTCCATTAAACCTGAATTAGTAGAGCGTGACGAAGATGGATATTGGGTGCACTCTCAGTTCCCACAAACGGAATTAGGTAGTGAGATCGATGATTGGGTATCTAAAAACCAATTGGAAATTAAGCTTGTTTTCATGGAAAGCGACATTGATGAAGATGAACACCCTGCTTATGACCGTTACTTTCACGTCGGTAATCCTGATTTTCATGACTGGGAACCGAGCAAGCCTATAGGGCAAGGGTGGTTTGTCGGTGGTATTTATGAAACTGAGGACGGACCAATATGTGCTTGGCTTCGTCCTGAATCGGAAGGTCTAAAAGAAGCCCTCTTTGACGCACATAGGGCCGCTGAAAAAGCCGCATTTGAATACTTCTGCGCCTGTGAAGTTGGTGAAGAAAGAATTCAAGCTGGTGAAATTTATCAACGCATTAGAACTGCTACACGCATAGGCGGCTGATATGAAAGAGCGCGGAATTATTTTTAACTCAGAAATGGTACGCGCCATCCTTGATGGCCGTAAAGCTCAAACTCGCTGCGTTGCTAAATTCAAACCAATTGATAAGGCTCTTAACTTGAACTTTAGCGGTTTAAGGGCTGGAAATTATCACGCAGGCATCAAAGATGGTCGTTGTGTTTTGCGCTCTACTGATGGTGCCACTTGGAATGACAGAACGTACCCTCTTACCTGTCCTTACGGTAAGGTTGGCGATCGCATTTGGGTTCGCGAAACATGGCAAGGTCCGTTAGTTGATGTCGAAAAAGCTTACGACTTATTTAAAGATCCGACTCCATACCAAAAAGTAGAAAACTGTGTTTACAAAGCAGATGGCGGGTATGCGCCTGAATATATCGATTGCGATGATAATTTTCGGCAAGGCTGGAGGCCATCGACGCAAATGCCGCGCTGGGCTTCCCGTATAACACTAGAAATTACTGATGTTCACGTAGAGCGGCTGCAATCAATTAGTGAAGAAGACGCAAAGGCAGAAGGCTTTGATAATTCACAATCTGATGCAGCTAATTCAATTGGCTGGTTTGAAAAACCAATAAGGGCATTTCGGCGTGCTTGGGAAAATATTTACGGTACTGACGGATGGGATAGTAATCCGTGGGTGTGGGTTATTGAGTTTAAGCGAGTGTGATTATGAATAATAAAATGCTTGAATTAGCTAAAGAATTAAAATCTGCTGCAATAAAGTTAAAGGTCAATAAATATGATCATGTGTGGCTAAAAAATGAATTAACAGATGACTGGAGTCATGGTTCACCATATGAATACTTTGCTCTTTTGTCTAATTATCATCAGGTAATTAAACTTTGTGAGTATATTGAGCACGCTTCCACGGTCAATGGAGATAACTCTAAATTAATCGAAGCATTTTGCGCCGATGATGCTGAGTGGCACAAGTTACTTGATGTGAGAAAACAAGAAATTAAGCAGTTACGGGGAGAGCAATTCAACAAAGAACAAATGAGGCTTGGCGTTCTATTTTCGCGTAACCATTTAATTAGTGCCTATCGAGCTAATTTTATTGATTGCGATTTAAAAGAGTTCGCTAAATTCATGAGTCTGTTATCTCACGTAGCGAATGAATCAATTGATATTGAATTAATGATGAGTGATGTTCTTGCATGCAATGAACAAGCTGAAGAATGGATTAAATCTGCACTGGAGCAAGAAAATGAAATTTAAACATTTAATGGTAGATCTGGAAACAATGAGCAATAAAGGCAATGCCGCTATTGTATCCATTGGCGCCGTGGCTTTTGAGCCGTCAACGGGTGAGATTGGCCCTACTTTTTATAGCGTGGTTGATTTAACCAGTTGTGAGCGTGCTGGACTTCATATTGACGCTGACACAGTGCTTTGGTGGATGAGAAAAAGTAGTGAAGCAAGAGCAGCAATTGTTGCTGAGGGTTCTGATTTATCATTAACCCTTTCCAACCTGGGCGCATTCTCTCGCGAAAACTTAACTGATGATGTTCAAATTTGGGGGAATGGCGTTGATTTTGACAATGTCATTTTACGTAATGCCTATAACGCTGTTGGCTTAGAGCCATTCTGGAAGCATTGGAATAATCGCTGCGTGAGAACCATTGTTGAACTTGGTCGTAATGCTGGCATCGATCCGAAGAAAACACTCGATTTTGTTGGCGAACCACATAACGCTTTAGATGATGCAATTCACCAAGCCAAGTATGTATCGATCATCCACCAGCATTTGATTAAGCCAGTTAACGACGATATTTAAACCTATCTGTATGCGGCAGATTTGTGGAGGTAATTATGTCTAGAATGGTATCTCTAGAAGCATGGGCAAAACTGGAATTCGGTGATGATGCGCCCAGCAAGCAAGTGTTATTGAAGTATGCGAAAGCGAACATGATGGTACCACCAGCCTTAAAAGTTGGTAAAAAATGGATGGTAGATCGTGATTCCCGCTGGGTGGGTATTGTTTCAAAACCTCAATTACCGAATTGCTCAAACGATAAACTTCAAAGGATATTATCTGATGGCAGCTAGACCCCGCGCTCATAAAATCACTATTCCAAATTTGTATCGGAAATTAGATAAACGAAACGGAAAGGTTTATTGGCAATATAAACACCCGTTAACCGGTAGGTTTCATAGCCTCGGCACGGACGCCGAGGAAGCCGAGCAAGTAGCCGCTCAAGCAAATGTGGTTATAGCTGAACAGCAAACAAAACAAATACTCAGTATCAATGACAGGCTTTCAAATATTAAAAATAAGAAAATTGGCATTAGCGTGTCCAATTGGATTGATAAATATTTAGAAATACAGCAAGAACGAATGGACCAAGGAGAGTTAAAGCTAAACTCATATAAGCAAAAAATTAAGCCGCTAAATCTATTTAAGCAACACTGCGGGATGATGTCCTTAAAAGATATAACTGCGCTTGAAGTCGTTAAAATAACAGACGAAGTAAAGGCGCTCGGGCATAACCGAATGGCTCAAGTAGTCAGATCCGTGATTGTTGATGTGTTTAAAGAGGCTCAGCATGTTGGCCATGTTCCACCAGGATATAACCCTGCTCTTGCAACCAAGAAACCTAGAAGCAAAGTGAAGCGAGAGCGCTTATCGCTGGATGAATGGAAGGCTATCTATCAGCAAGCAGCTATGCACCCTCATTACTTACAGCATGGGATGCTATTAGCTCTAATTACAGGGCAGCGCCTTGGTGATATCACAAAAATGAAATTCTCGGATGTTTGGGATGGAATGTTGCACATTGAGCAAGAAAAAACAGGAACGAAAATTGCCATCCCATTAACGCTGAAGTGTGATGCTATAGAAATGACGCTTGGTGATGTGATCTCCATGTGTAGGGATCTTGTTGTTAGCCCTTACCTACTTCACCATCGCCATTCTATTGCTAGGGGTAAAAAAGGCGGGGCAATATCAAATACCTCATTAACGGCCGCGTTTAAAAATGCACGTAATAAATGTGGAATTACTTGGTCGAAAGGTGCTGAACCAACCTTTCATGAACAGCGTTCTCTTTCTGAAAGGATATATCGAGAACAAGGATTGGATACTCAAAGATTGTTAGGTCACAGGTCGAAAGTAATGACTGATAATTACAACGATGATCGCGGTAAAGAGTGGAAAATTGTCGTAATTTAA